CTATTGTTTACTACGTGGTCGGATTTGATTTGTAATTTTACAATGGAATTCTTATTTACGTATTTCTGCACCAAGGCGTGAGATGTAGTGACCAGTAAAGGCTCTGTGATAGAGAATATTACATCCCTGAATAATTCAAAGGCGTGTACGTAAGTTCTTGGATCAGATCCGTTTACATCTACTACAGTCCAAATATCAAAATATTTTCCTGTGGAAGAGGCGCTATTTGCTGATGCTCCTCCTGCCCACAATGCGTTAGGTTTCAGTGCTACTGCAAAGTGTCCCTCTCCATCCCCAATCCTGTAAATTGCACTGGCTGTATTCACATCGTCTCCAAATCCTGTTGGATCGAACCCTGACGAGTCGGGGAGTGTGCCAAGAATCGTCGCAGAGTTTGTAAACTCCATTTTGGCTAATGAGCTTACAGTGCTTGAATCTAAGGTTCCGCTTGAGTTTATTAGTTCGCTAGAATCTCCGTTAGTGGTATCCGCGAATATATGAACACTGCACACCTCGTAAGGATGTGCAAAAGCGCCGTTATTGATGAAGAAAAACTCCAAATAAGTGTTTCCCAAGACTCCTGGTCGGTTGTGTCTTGGGGTTACGTTGTGTCCGTTAAGTTGTACCATAGTAAATCCTTCAAGGTATTTACTGTTCTACTTTACTCATTTCTTCGGATTCTCTGTCGGACTCTTCCTTTCTTATTTTTATGTATTCTCCTCTGTCCATATAGGTCATAGTGTAGACATCTTTAAGGCTAAACCCACAAAGGTGAACTAGGATATAGGACTCCTGATACAAGGAATCTCCATCTAGCCGAGCTTCTAATTCACCGAGAAAAAATTTTCATTTAAAGGTAGTTCTGTTATTTGCTCACTATCGCACTGGAGACATCTAAACATTACCTTTGTTTCAAGTCCTGCTTTATCTCCAAAAATAGATTCTCTGATTACTGCGACATCTCTTGCCGATGTTTTTGTAATAAAGTTTTGGATAATAATACGCTCCGTGTGAGTTCCCACGCGGGTAACAAATCTCCAAAGGTTGTCCATAAGAGCGGCAGGATTATCTAAAAGAGGCTCGTCTACTGTTCTCGGGATTCTAATAGAAGCTTCTACTTCTGAGTCTGGTAACATAATTGTCATCTCAGCACTTGCGTCGTCGGAAGCATAATTAGTTCCCAACTTATCCAATTCTATAGTAAGTTCATTCTTGGTTTGGCAAGACTGGCATTCTGCTTCTATAGGATACTCAGCCCCATAAGAGATCTCTCTAAGCTTAAAAAGCAAATAACTTTTGTCTACTAAACTCATTTGGGGGTAAGGAATTCCTCTAGTACATCTGTTAAAGAGAGTAGTTACTGCATTCTTAATATCCGTCATGTTTTTGACAGATCTAAGGATTTTCTCATCCTCAAAGTTAAAAGGTCTAAGCTCAATCGTATCTCCCAAACCTTCATTGTATTTTCCTAGAGATGGTAGCTTTACAGGAACCCACGCTCCCTTGCTTTCCACCTTAGAAAGTAGTTCTGATAGGGCATCGGAAACAGAGGAATCTTCCTGGCGTTGATTGCTTACTGGAACTTGAGGAGACCCTGGATTTGATGCTTCCTGTTGGGTGGTTCCTGCTTTTGCGAGATCTAAAATTGTTTTTTCTTCTGACATAATAATGTGAGTTTTCTATCTATAATAGAAAAGAACGATAAATTTTATGAAAATTTTTATTTCTAATGTATATTCTGTACTAAAAACTAAAGAGAAAAAACTTCTCAAGGCTTTAGGAAAGAAATATAGCTGTAAAACTCCCGGATACCAATTTACCCCTTCTTATCGAAGAGGGTCTTGGAACGGAGAAAAAGAATTTTTCAGCTCCAAAACTGGAAAATTTGGTACTGGGCTGTTATATAGCATTATTGAGGATTTGAATTATTTGGAGAGGGACTTCGAACTTGTGGACAGCAGAAGCGATATCTCCTTTGGAGACTATGACTTAGAAGGGATCGAATATCGTCCGTACCAGAAGTATCTCGTTGAGGAGGCTTTAGAGAGACGAGCGTGTATCATTAAAGCTCCTACTGGAAGTGGGAAGACTATTGTTATGGGAGGACTCTTAAAAGCCTTGGAAGGTAAAAAGGGAATTGTATTCTTTAACAAAAAACAACTTTTGTCTCAAACGCATAAATTTCTGACAGAGCATGGTATTGATGTTGGAGTAGCTTTTGGGGATGGGGTGGATATTAAGGATATTACTCTTTGTACGATTCAATCGGTGGATAAAATTATTATGTCCCATTTAGAAGATTCTGATTTTATCATGTTTGATGAGATTCATGAGTTCGCTAAAGGGAAACTGGCTACTAAAGTACTTAAATCCTTTCCTTCTTCCTCTGTCAGGATTGGAATGACGGCTACTCCCCCCACGGAAAAGTTTTCTAAATTATCCCTAACATCCTTTCTAGGTAAGGAGATAGAGTATGTCACCGCTGAAGAACTAATCGAAGATGGGTATCTCACCCCTCCATCTATTCAGATGATTACTCTTCCGGATATTGACTCAGACAAATATAAGGGTCAGTCCTATATGGAAATTTACAATGATTACATTGTCGAAAGCGAAGAGCGTAACAATACGATTGCAAATATTGCCAAGGGTATTACCGGAAACCATTCAAAAGTTCTTATTCTCACGAAAAACTTAAAGCATGCGGAGAAGCTACACAGCCTCCTTCCAGGCTCTTTTAAATTAGAGGGTAAGGATAGTCTTGAAGATAGAGATAAGACCTTACGGAGCTTTATAGATGCTCCTGGACCTTCTATAATCATTGGGACGATTATCTTTCAGACAGGGGTCGATATTCCCGAACTCACTCATCTTATTAATGCTCGAGGTTTGAAATCTGAGATTGCTACGGTTCAAGCATTAGGAAGAACTTTAAGAAAACATGAGAATAAATCCAAAGTTTTTATCTATGATTTTATAGATAGAGCTCCCTATTTAGGGAAACATTCAATCCAAAGGCTTAGAGCTTATAAGTCTTTGAATTTTGAGGTCGATATTCATGGAATCAAAGAAAATTAAAGAAGCTAAGATAAACAAGATGTCTGATGACGATCAGGACTCTCTAAAGTATATCATGCAGAAACTTGAAAAAGTTTTAGAGTCCTCCGAAATAACAGAGGACTCTATTGAGGGACTTGAAAGTATCGTCGTAGAGCTTTTAGGTATGCAGAATAGGCATCAACATATTCTACGACGTTGGATCAAGCAGGGATATATTTTAGATTAGGCTTCGTACTGGTCGTCTCCGTCCTCTTCCTCTTCTCTCCCAAGACCCAAACTCTTAACAAGAGCTTCTAGATCCGAAGCAAGAGAGTTTTGCGGAGTTCCTTCATCTTCACCTCCGCCTCCAAAAGGAATCTCTTCCGTAGAATCGTCACCTACAGGCACACCTTCCTCTTCTTCAGGCATTCCTTCTTCAGGAACCTCTTCTTCCATACCTTCCTCAGGTACCTCTTCGTCCATACCCTCTTCAGGAACCTCTTCTTCCGTACCCTCTTCAGGTACTTCTTCTTCCATTCCTTCCTCAGGTACTTCTTCTTCAGGAACTTCCTCTCCCATCTCTTCTCCGCCCATTTCCCCGCCCACAGGAGCATCATCTCCTACTACAAGGGTCTTGAGAGCCGAAATATCACGGGACAGTCTAGGCATGTCTACGTACTGCATAAGAAGATTTTCTTTGAGGGGCTCTTCCAAAGCTTCTTCGAAACACTCTACAATAAAATCGTTCAAGGTTAGGGTTTCAACACCACCTTTCTTGGAGATGAATTTAGAGAAATCTCTTGAGATGTCTTGTACAAGACTATTATCTTCAGAAAGCATCGAAAGAACTTCAAACATTACGGACTGAGTTCTTGCCAAGTTACTAAACGTTGGGATAAACTTGAGGTTTGCAACGTTGATTCCATACTTCTCATCAAGTAGTTGGGTAATCTCTTCCTTTGCAGGCTTTTTCCACTCGTACAACTTACGAGTGAATTCTTTAATTTCTTTCTTGGTCACCACATCTGTGGAGTTTACCTCGAACACAGAAGTGAATACTTCGTTCAAGTCCGATTTGGTAGCGAATGCAAAGTAAGGAACTTCTTCCAAGATGTTTTTAAGAGTTTCTTGTAGAGCTTCGTCCTTAGCGTAAATACAAGATGCAAGATTTTGGATAGCGTCGTTAGAGATCCATGTGTTTGCAAATTCTTCTTTAGCCTCGAGAAGTTCTTGGCGAACCAACTCCTGCTTACAAATCATTTCGTAAAGAGAAGCATCCGCACAGAGATCTACAGAGAATCTTGCACCTTCCACTAAGCTTTCGTAGTTAGTATCAGGAGCGTTAAAAGCAGTTCTGAGAGCATTAGCAACTCTCAAAGAGTTAGAAATATCTTTATTGCCTAAAACCTTTTCTTTGTTTTCAGAGATATAAGAAACCATGATATCCTTAATCTGCTCTAACTTACTAAATTCTTCAGACTCAATAATCTTAGTTTTATCATCAAAGGATGCCATATGCTTTCCTACACGAGAATTTAAATCTTTAAGATTACTACGAGTTTCAAATAACCCAATAACATCGTCAAAAGAAGTATCTGCCACATCGTATCTGTTTTCACGAAGTGAAGATACAAATTCTGAAATAGACCCTTCAATCTCATCACTAACTTTCTTTTCTGAAAGCATTACTGCGATTGGTTCAATATCAAAGTTAGACAGGTGAGCGGATCCTTTGGAGATTTCGTAGTCACAATGGATAGCAACCTCTGCCTCAGAGAGAAATGTTACTCTTCCATTGGCGGAATCTACAGAGAAAACCTTCAAGTTCTCTCTAAGGGAACGGCTAAGGTAATCAGCTGCTTTATGGATATTGGTTAAGTCCTTGTTTCTATTTTCGAAATTCATGGTTATTTTCCTATTTTATATACAGATATTATTCTATTTTTATTTGAGAAATTTATACAGGCTCCTCATCTGGAGGCATTTCTTCACCTTCCATACCTTCTTCTCCCGGCATAGGGGGAGGCATTCCCCCTGCCATAGGATCTTGAGCTGCCATCGCTTCAGCTTGCTTTTCCTTTTGAGCTTCCATTTTAGACATAGTATCTTTAATACCTTGCTCTGTCATTTGGAAATAGTTTTCATAAATCCATTCATCCGGGAATAATTCCAAACCCTTAACGGCTTGAACTACTCTAATTTTTTGATCATCCAATTCTAGCCGTCTCTTTTCGAACATGTCGGAAGGAGGACATAGAACAACTTCAAGACCTATGAGTTGATGACCTGGAATATTGCGAAGAGTAAGATGTCTCTTAGCAAGCATGGTAAGTCCAATCTCTACCTCTCGTTGGATTCTAGTAACCGCACGTGCAAATTTAATATCCAATTGGGAAAGGTTTGCTTTGCGCTCTGGAGATTTATCCTTTTCTACAATATAATCTTTGGGTACTTTAAGTGCTGCAAGGAGCTTATCTCTAAAGTATTTTACATCGTCGGTCTCGCCAAGATTTTGAGCTCCTGGTAGGGTTTCGATTTTAGTTGAACCTTTAGGTCTCGTAGGGACAAAGAAATCTTCGTCCGTGGATAAAGGGTTATATCTTTCACTGATGTTACCTGTTTGACCATCCCAAAACTTTTCTTTCTTAAACTTCTGCTTAAGACGCTCCATATACATTTCTACTTTAGAAGTAGGCATGTTACCTACATCGACATAAAACACACGTCTTTCTGGAGCACGTGCCAACCTGTAGATGAGCATAGCATCTTCCATAAGCTTCAAAGACTTCCAAGCTCTTACTCCTGCGGCTAAGATTGACTTGCCATAAGGGTAAAAATTTGGATCGGAAGTATGCGTTCTAAAGTGAACGACCTGCTCCTTATCGAGCTTCATATACTTGCCAGTTCCTTGACCCATCCCTTGACTAGGATCGGGAAGAAAAGCACTTTTAGCTTCTGGAATCTCCTGTAGGAAATTTTCCAAGTACCCATACTTATTTTCAACCCTGGAGACATAGTTGGGGTTTAAGATTTTAATTCTTTGGATTCCCGCATCTTGGTTATTAAGGTCCACAATATTCTCAATAAAACAATCTCCGTACTTACATACGTTACGAATAATATCCCAGATAAACTCTTTAATTTTTGCAGTTTCAAGAAAATCTTTTACGATAGATTCAATCTGCTCATTGGGACCATTAACCTCAAAAATCTCTCCTCGGATATTCTTTTGCGATGCATCATCAGAATAGATGTCCAACGCGGCTCCGATTTCTGGATACTCATCCATATCCTCATACTCTTTATACCTACGTTTTCGTTCGTATTCAACCTGAGGCAACTTAGGAAGTCCTTTGGAAACTCCAATACCTGGAACACCCTCAAAGGTATCTGAGGTTGTAGCGGCATCTCCTGCAAGTCTTCCGCCTTTTGTGAACTTACGTCCCCTACGAGCAAAAAACTTCCCAAAGAAGCTTGAAAGAGCTCCGCTTCCGGTAGCTCCATACCCGGCTTTGAACTGGCCGAATTCAGTATACGATTCGTTAAGATTATCTTCGTTTAGTCTTTTATCACCCATGACATGTCCTCAGTGGTTTTATCATTATTAGATATGTGTATTGGAATATTATATTGTTCTTTAATTGGATTATCCTCGTTCAAATCTTTAGTCCCCATAGGAATAATAGGAGCATTATCTTTTAACTCCTCAAGAACAGAGGCTGCAAGGGCTAAGCTCATAACTAGGTCATCATGATAGCCGTCATCAGCCTGAACTTTACCGCTGTCGTTCACAATAAAGGTCATCAACTCATCAATTGTCCGCTCAGAATTAATTTTGAACTTGGAAGCTCGAAGAGCTTCCTCTAAAGAGGAGAGTACTCCTTCTCTCGTTTTAGTAGTGATCTGGATTCCAAATTCTCCTTTGTCATCCATCCACATGTTTTCGTACTCAAGAACATCAAATAGTTCTTGAATCAGTGCAATCCCCAAACCATTCCTTTCAACTACTAAGTGAGCCGTGTTATAAGCATCACCTTCTGATTTAATAATTTTTGCAAAGTTAGAGATTGGAGTGGTGTTTGAATAGAACTCTGCTACTTGCTCACCACTGTAAAGATTAATAATCTGAAATGCAGAGTAATCACGCTCTCTACCAAAAGAGGTATCGACGCTTAGCACATACTGGTGGTACGGGTCAGGCTCCCGAAATACTCTAAGTTTGCCCGAGTGTCTAGTCGAGTAGTCCTCGCAAGAATTTCCTTTTAGACGCTTCAAGGTGTTTCCATCTATAAAAGTATCTCCTGTGCCAAGGAATTCACACTCATACTCTTGAGCCCACATGCGTTCCCCAATAATAGGTCTATTCTCCTTAGCCCACTCGTCAGTGTATTCTGGATGCTCTCTCCAATGAAGGTCTAATACGTTAAAAGAATTTTTCTTTAACTCCGCATCCCGGTAAAGTTCGTAGTATAGATTAGACATTCCATTAACCGTTGAAATCAAAGTAGCCTTACCTCCGGTAGAAATTGTAGGGTATACCGCAGCCCAAAACTCACGCATCTTATCAACAAATGCAGCCTCATCAACAATCAAGTGAGATACAGATTCACCTCGTCCAGCACCAGCAGGTTGAGCTCTTACACGACTTCCAGTGCTAAGGTACAAAGAGTGTTTGTTTTTTTCAGTAATCTT